CGGACGGTTCAGCCTTGTTCCTGCTGTGCCTTACAAAAGTAATTACACCATTAACCGCAGCGGTAAGGTTGAGATTAAGGCGCTGTTCACTGACGGCAACATCCGCAAGCTGCAAGTGAGCTTCCTCAGCCCCGAGGAGCGGCAGTTATTTAATGCCGCATTGCTGTGGCGGCAGAATAGGGTCAACGGTTTCCCTGAGACCAGAACGCTGTCAGTCAGGTTGTCAAATGCGCAGGGTGGCAGTGATGCCGACCCAGTGGAAACCTTCGACATGAGTGGCTTCTGCACAACGGAGGCTCATGCGTTGCTGTTTGCGCAGTACGCACTCAAGACCCGCCAGCTGGTGGACCATGGGGTGAAGTTTGAGACAACACCGCAGGCGGCAATGAACTTGGCGCCGGGTGAGTATTTCAAGCTGGTCTCCGAGGTGACACATACCAGCAGGTTCAATAACGGCAGCATCGGCGTGGATGGCACGATCCAGTCAGTCGACACGCTGAACGGGAATTACTCGATCCTGTACTGGGAACCTGGCACCGAAGGCGTGAAGAGTGCAACGCTGAAAGCATCCAAAGGCAGGACCACGCAGGTTAGTCTGTTCGGCACGGTGTTCACCATTCAGAACAGCGTGACTAATAGCAGGGTTTATAAGGTCGAGACGTTGAGCTACGGAGAGGATGGCCTTGTTGAAGTGTCAGGTAGCTATGCGCCGCTAACAGGTTCAGGCAGCTTGGCGGTTCTAGACTGGAGTGCAGCGGATTTTGTCGTTGAGGCAGGTTGATGCCAGTCGCTTTTCCTAGCATCCACCCTTCTAGTCGCAGCTACTCGCCCGGTGAGTATCCGCAGACTGATTTCACGGCACAGAATGGTGCGATGACCGTTGTGCGTTTCGGCATCCGTCGTGTGAATGCTGAGCTGGCGCTTGGCTTTGAGAACATCACCGACGATGAGGCCGCGTTGATCCTAAAGAACTTTGAGGCAGTCAATAGCGTCTGGGATTACGTGACGTTCACGGGCAATAGCGGAGCTGTTGGCGCTAGCAGCAGCCTGCAAGCGTACCTGCGGGAGACTGGCGGGTCTGGGTTGCGTTGGCGGTATGCCGAGCCACCGACAGTGAGCAGCGTGTTCCCTGGTCTTAGCTCAGTGCAATGCAAGTTTCGTGCGGTTTTGGACGCCTGACTAAACTGACAGAAAGGCCTCTAGCGCTATGGCTGTTTTTAGTGGTAAGGATGGTTCCATGAGGTGGAACAATGGAACAGTTACACGCGTTCGGAATTGGAGTCTGCAATCATCTCTTGATCTTTTAGATGTAACTAATTTGGGCCAAGATGCGCAAGCTTATGTGCCAGGACTTAAGTCGGCGACTGGCAGCGCGACCATCTTTTACCACGACGACGACACAAGTCTTAGGTTACTTCTTGACAATTGCATTACCGCTGCCACGCCTGCGTCTGCGGCGCTTGATCTGCGCTGGGGTGACAAAAAGGTTGCTTTCAGAGCATACGTCACTGCCGTTAATATCACATGCTCAACGGGAGAGGTTATGTCGGCAGATATTCAGTTCACAATGTCTGGCAATTACACCACCGTGAATCTGTGATATGGCTGTCCTTTTAGGCTACAACGGCCAGATTGAGCTGCGGCGTTCGCAGGTTGACGAAGAGTTTATTGGAGAAGTCAACCGTTCAGACATTAACGTAGACAAGGATCGTTTTAGCTTTGACTTTCCGCTGGGGATGCTGATCACTGGCGATCAAGTCGAAATCAAAACAACAGACGGCAGTCTTCTGGATTTCATTGGTCCAGACGGCTGGCCAACAAACAAGGTATACAGAGACGGCGTCTTTCATCTATTTGTTGACGAAGTTGGCGCTATCAGGCTTTACAGGCGTTTTGACGAGGCAACCTCAGGCGAAGTAGCAGGTCGCATCAGCCTTGTAGATCCTGGACGCACAGTTCCCATCAGCATTAAGGTTAGGAATAACAACGAGCGAATCCTGGGTCAGGTAAAGAACTTCGAGTTGAACACCGAGCGTGAAGTTGTTGATATTACAAACTTAAGCGAAGAGTTCCGCAAGCAATACAGCGGACTGATCAGTGGTTCAGGTCGCCTGACGTGCTTCTTTGATTATGAGCGCAGGCTCTGTGACCCAATGACCACAGGGACCAGCGCTGCGTTGTTGGAAATGCCGATCTATATCAATCAGTTGTTGCTGCGTACAAGATTAGGTAGCGAGTTCTGGGCTAAGTTCACACTGGTTGGCCGTGGTGACAAGCCATTTGGACGACAAGAGGACTTAGACGATGAAGTCTGGTATGAATTTGAGGCGCGGGTTACAAACGTTGGGATGAATTTCGAACCCACGGAGCCGATTGAGAGTACCATTGAGTTTGTGACCACAGGCGAGATCAAGCTGCGGACTAGGTACACGTCTAACTACATCGTCCAAGAGCAGGACGGAGTTAGCCGCATACGCCAAGAGGAGAACCAGTCCGGCTTCTTGGAGACCGAGCAACAGGACTGAGGTCTATAGACTGGGTTTAGCAACGCAGCCTGTAGAACCTTGGCGGACCTCAGGATCTCGGAATTACCGGTCTTGCTACCGGCGGACGCTGAGGCTAGTGATGACCTTGCTGTCGCTGACTATAGCTCCAGTGAAACGCGGCGCATTACAACTAAAGGGCTGGTTGAAGAAGGCGTTTCCAGGCTGATCGACGATGGAGTAATCCCTGGCTCGAAGCTAGTCGACAACAGCGTTACGGCGCTGCAGATTGCCCCCGATGCCATCACCGCCAATGAACTGGCTGACAATGCTGTTGATACAGCAGCAATTCAAGATGACGCAGTTACTCAAGCAAAGCTTGCTGATGATTCGGTCGGCACAGATCAGATCATCGCCAATGCCGTCACTGATTCTGAGCTAGCCGATAACGCTGTTGACACTACAGCGATTCAAGACTTAGCGGTAACTGATATCAAGGTTGCTTCCGGCATTAATGGCACCAAGATCGCTGATAACACGCTGACTGCAGCGGAGATCAACCCTGCTGCGTTGGATCGTGGCATCGATAAGACCAGCGGTGCCGTAGGCCATACCAATGCTGTGACTGCCGCAACGATGAGCGGGATCACGTATGACGAGCATGGTCATGTTACCAGTACCACGAGCCTGGTCAGCAGCGACTTGCCGCCTGCGACAGCCACTGATATTGGTGCTGTCAGCATCCCGACCGATTCAGGTCTGACCGTTACAGCTGCGGGTGTTCTTGATCACGAGAACAACGTCACCGCTGCAACGGTTAGCGGCATTACCTACGACGAGCACGGACACATCAGCTCAGCGGCCCCGCTTGCTGGTACTGACCTGCCGCCTGCAACAGACCTGGCGCTTGGCGCTGTCATTGTCCCTGGTCCTGTTCTTGAGGTTTCAGGTAATGGTGAGATCACGCACGGCGACACCACTGTTGCGCCTGGTGAGTATCCCAAGGTCACTGTTGACCAGAAAGGGCACGTCACTAGTGGCACGTCACTGGTCAGAGCTGACATCCCTGCTCTTGACGCAAGCATCCTGACGACTGGGACGCTAGACGCTGATCGCTACGCAGATTTCAGCATTACGCGAGGGAAGTTAGCTGATTACGCGATTACTTATATCCAGGAGGCGACTCCACCTACAACGGGAGTGTCTATTGGCACGCTGTGGTTCCAGGAATCCACAGCTGGACTCCACATGTGGAACGGCAACAGCTGGATGCCGATCTCCATTGGCCGTCTTTCGCAGGAAAACCTGCGGTACTGCGGCACGATTGATGCAAGCACTGGAATAATCACGGGCGTCACGACGTTCGGTGTCTCTGCTGGGTACTCCATCGGTGATTCGCTGCAGAACGCAACAGATCAGGCGACTGGCGTCTATTTCGTTGTTTCGGCACCTGGTAACGGCATCTCTCAGACACCTGGCGTCACTTATGACAACGGCGACTGGGTGCTGTGTAACGGTGCTGCTGCAGGGTGGGTCAGGATTGACACGCTCAACGGTGGTGGCGGTGGTGGTTCCACGAACCTCGGTGACCTGCTTGACGTCACGCTGACCAGTCCTGTTCAAGATCAGATCTTGCAGTATTCATCTAGTGGTCAGTGGGTGAATGTCACCGGGCTTGACGAAGGTCTTTACGGTTAATTAACCC